CGGGAGTGTCTCTACCAGACCAACTGTGCGAAAGCGTCCTATACGCAGAGTCTGCCGATGCTAAACGCTCGGTGGACCGTATATTTGAGAACGGGAGTGCCGTTGGTATTAGTTTTACTGACAGTGCGATGATGCAGTTTGTCAAAACAGTCTCTTGGTTAAAGAGCAAGTGGGGATCGTTGTTATGCGATGATTTCTCCGGTTTTGACTCATTACATACATTGCAAACACTTTTGGCAACAAATGACATTGACAAAATGACCCATAAATCAAAAGATGGGGAGTTGAACAAATGGAATTTATGCAACCGAAGGTGGTCATATAAGTGCGCCTACGGTTGTTCCGTGATCTATAATCAAATCTATGCCAAGGTTATTCCTGGTATGATTAATAGTGGGTCAAAGAACACTAGTAGGGAAAATACTACGTTGCGTAATTTATACACATATATTATTGCAACGCATAGCGGACAGCCTAATATTTACAACATGGCGAATGGAGACGATGGTTTAACCTTCGGTCTCACAAACCCAGTTAAATATGAGGAGTCTGCTAATACTTTGGGTTTCCGTGTAAGAGACGTTGAGTTTTGTGAATCAGATACGTTCGAGTTCTGTTCACATAGATACTCCTTCTCCACCGGTGTCGCGTCTTTAACGTCGTGGCCCAAAGCTATGTATGGCATTCTTTCTAAGAATATCTCGTTGAGTGATGTCAACCAGACAATTAGAGAGATGAGACACAATAGTGAATATCCAGCCTTGGAAGCTTTTGTTTCCGAGTTGGATCTTCACTGAATACTAGCGGGACGCTGGTGCCGTAAGCACCCCACCGGTTTGTGGTGGTTTATCCTTATAGCTCGTCATAAGGGTAAAGAAACAAACGAAATGGCAAGAAAACGAAATAATAATAACAGAAACAAATCTGGTAACAAAAGTGCTACTAAAAGCACCATTGTTAAGGGCCAACCCGTCAGGAAATCGAATGCAAAGAATTTGAATCGACTACTTGAGGGTGTTTGTTCAGTCACGGATCCTTTCTGTCCGGCTGCAGCGTCCGCAAAATGGACCTCAGTTGGCACTACCCACACGATTACTCAACGAGTCATGTTCGAGAGAACTATGGCCTCCGATCCGAGTAAACATACGTGTATGGTTTTCATGCCAACAATCGACACGTGTTGTTATGTCACATCTTATGGCACAACAATACCCGCACTTACACATCTTAACGGAACTTGTGGAGTTTACACATCAATGTGTGCTAACTTCAAACAAGCCCGAATCGTCTCTGCTGGTCTCACCTGGTTTAATAAATCAAGTGACAACAACTTGGGAGGTTCTGTGTATGTCCATGAGATCGAAGACTATTTAGCCTTTGATGCCGTTTCAAATACCTTACCGGTTAATGATTTCGGCTACTTTGCTAATGAGGCAATCTACGATAGGAGACAAGCAGGTTCATGGGTGTCTCGTCCAACTCGGGACGATTCCTATGATTTCGCTACTCC